GAATCCCACATTCCCGGTCTCCAACCCGGTCTGCAACGATGATCATGTAATACGGAACATAAAACCCCGCTTTTTCTGTTTCCACGAACAGCTTTCCTGCGTTGTTTTGAGGAACTGTCATTTTCACCATTTTGAAATAATTGTATGCCATTTCATTCATATTCTCGCAACAGTAGTGAACAATTAGTGGATACAAACACTCCACACGTTCATTGTCATATGAAAATGCTTTTACCAGATAAAAGAATCCATCATGAGCTTTTTTCAGAGCTTCATAACAGTTATACATGTAAAGACACGACACGTATTTTTCCTGCAACCAATTGTCTTGCGAAAGGGTGATTTTATACCATTTAATCGCATCTTCGAATCGCCCACAGTCGCGATAACTGTTCGCACAATAAAATGCATACCGTTTGTAAAGATGGTCTCCACTTGCCAGTGCCACTGCATGCGCCTTCTCCAAAATAATTGCATCCTTCAAATACTTGTCGGGGTCCTTGTTGCGTGCACCACTGCGGCCGGAAACCAAATAGTAGTCTCCTTCTAGTATGCAACTTCTCGCAGGCGTGGGTTCTTGGCAACTGATGAATTCATGCAAAACCGACAAGTATTTGAATCGCTTGTGGTTATTTATGATTTGCGTGCGCGTGTAATTTGTCCCTGATTTTGCTGCGCCAAATTTCAAATGATACTCATCAAATAACACTTCAGTTGGAACATTGATGGTGCCATGAATTTCATCATCTGCATCAAACACGAGCAAAAGGTCGGTTTTGTTGAATGCTCGTTCAAGTGCAAGAGTTCGATTGTGTCCAAAGTCAACCCATTTATCACAATGCAGTTCCCCCTTTATTTTCATCTCAGCGAAAAAATCCGTGATTATCTCTCGAGTGTTGTCGGTTGAACCCGTGTCACATATCACCCAATAATCAAACCGTATTTTGGAACACAACATGGCCAAGGTCTGGCGAATAATGTGCGACTCGTCCTTGACAATCATGTTTAAACACATTGTCGGTCTCATCTTGTTATTTAAAAAACACTGAAAATATGATTATTTTCATTGTTGAACATTTAAGCCTTTTTTGATGATATTCATATATATTCATATATTTATTTTTCATGCATGAATGCTGCCACCACGGTTGAAGTATTCTTTTCGAAACTCAAGCATGTCGCTGTCAGGTATCCGCACACCTCTCATAAAATCTTCCGGAGTTCGTGTGCCTTCAATCAAGTTGACAATCATAAACAGTGCATACATCCCACACTCGGTGTTGCGTTTTTGATGCTGTTTTCTATTTTCATAATATTTGAATTGAATGCCGAGAGAACGACCTTGCTGCATGACCGTTTTTATAAACTCTCGAATTTCCTTTTGTGGTCTTTGGCCAGTGCTGTCAAAAAAGAACACATAGTCGTTCTGGTGTCTGGGTTCCATGCTGATGAACATCGACACCCAGTGCGACCCATTTTCCGTGTGTGGGTCCGTGTTGAACACAACGCCGATTTGATTTGTGCCAGACTCTATGTATTTTTTCAAACTAAAATGGCACAACTCTTCCCACACGCAAATTCCCGCCATTTTTGGTGCATTATAGTCGCTAGGAGATGGCCCTAAAAATTCAAATTTGGGAAACTTTTCTTCATATTGCTTCATCACGTCTTCAATTTCTTCGCTACTTAACCACTCGTCTGGGTCACGAATCCATGATTTCGGAGATTCGGGGGCAAATATTGTGTCAACGCCTGTGAGTTCATTGCTAGCAAGTTTACTCATCCAACATGCTTCGTTTTGACACTTTTCAGCAAAACGTTGTTTCAATGCACCCCATATTTCTTTTGGGTCATTCGTTTCAATCCGGTCATCTGTGTATCGCAAATTCCATGCATCCCTCAATGCATGAAGCGTGTTGTTGTCATAACATGTGAAATAATTTTCTTGAACAGGACCGCATTTCAACCGTTCAAACCGTTTCACACTTCTTCCCCCGCGCTTTCTTAAACGCCGTCTTGATTTTGATTTGCATGATTTCCATGATTTCCATGATTTCCATGATTTCATCGTTTCAATTGTGTTGGAGTTATATTATGAAAATAATTTAAAATGACGGAACAATTGGAACACACTAATTTTTTGGTTTAGCTGACTTGGGCTTAATGTCTTTAGTTTTGAATTTGGGATCATCCAAATTGATTTCTTTCACTTTTGGAATGGGAACATGAGCGGAATTTGTTGAAGGCGGAGGCGTCATTTTGATAACATAGGTATCCAACGTCGGCGTTTGTGGTTTGTGCTTGTCAAATGAAAGCAATATTTCTAGTTTTCGCTTGGATGAGTCTGACACGTCATTCCCATTATCACCATCATCGCCATCATCGCCATCATCGCCATCATCGTTGATGACGTCATTGTCCTCTGCGGTTTCTTCTATTGGCGGTAAATATCCAATGGCAACACATTCTGCCATGTGCTCTTCTTGCAGTGTATCATTCTTGTCTTTGTTTCTAAAATACGTTATGCAAGCCTTTGCATATGCTTCAAATGCTTGAATAACAAATATATCATTCACGGTTTCGCCCTTTAATAAATCGCGCGTCATTTCTATGATTCGTTTTTTATAAAAGCGCTTGGCTTTTTCGTATTTGCCGGCGAGGTCGGCTTCTTTGGCGCGCAAGTAGCGCTCATACTGTGGCTGGTTCACCATAAGGTCCAGTGTGACATGGTCGACTTGGTCTAAATTCAAGTTCATTAACAAAGCAAATATACTAAATTTGTTAGTATATTATGTCCAAATATGGAATTGTGATGCATTCTAGCGCAGTTCACTGCTGTTCATCGGCCGCATACACATCTTTCAATAACCGTGCCGATGGGTCCAGTGTCCCCTCGCAAAATGGATGCCTCCAAAAATATGGAATCGTTTCGGCTCGTCCTTTTCCAGGAAAATGCCGTTCAAACACCGTCCTGTAATAATAACTCTCTTTGTCATATGGTGCATTGTGAGAATACTTTTTCAACTCATTTGCAATACTCACTTCCACATCGCTCACACGCTTGTCCACATACTCTTTAATGATTTGCACCCAGGTGCGTTCATGCCCGCTGACGCCGTCGCTGAACGCCTCCTTTCGACGCCACATGACGTCCTCCGGCAAAAGGGTGCCAAATGACTTACGCAGCAAATGCTTTTCCACTGCATATTCGGCACCTCCTCCAAAACGCTTCATCCACGGCGGCAAGCTCATGACAAATTCCAAAAACGTCTTGTCCGCAAACGGCACCCGCGCCTCCAATCCGGCACCACTTATGCTCTTGTCTGAACGCAGCAAGTCGAAGTAGCGCACATCGCGCACCATGCGCGTATTCTCTCTTGCAAATTCGTGATCGCTTGGGGCTTTCGTGAATCCACGATACGACCCGAAAATCTCGTCGCTCATGTCGCCGCAAAATATCACAACGTTGTCTGTGTTTTCATATATGTATTTGCTAACCAAGTAGTTGCCAACTGATGCGCGCACCGTGGTCGTGTCATAACTCTCAATCTGGTAAATGGTTGCATCAATTGCGTCTAAAAACTGCTGCTCCGTCAGGCACACCTCGTGATGCCGCGTGTTCAAATGCTCCGCCACGCGCCGAGCCCACTTCAAGTCAACCGAACCCTCCAGTCCAATTGCATACGTGTTGACGACTGTACCTGGTGGCATGTGATTCACCACGAGAGCGGTCACAATGGAACTGTCCAATCCGCCAGACAACAAACAACCAACGGGCCGTTCGCTCATCAGACGCTTGCACACCGCAAGTTCAAACAAATTGCGCACCAATGTGCATGCTCGTTGTTCCAGTTGTTCTTGTGATGCATTGACATCATCATGGAGTATTGCCGTGCCAAAATTATACACATACGGAATTTCTAATTTTTCATCCAACACAAGGTCGCTGTAATATGCCTGCAAACTGGTTTCAAATACATATTGGCTGGCATCACTCTTTGTTAGGGTCATATAACACCCTCCAGGAAACTGTTCCACAACGGCACAGTGCTCCAGCGCCTTCATTTCACTCGCAACCGAAACGTCATAGGAATAATCACTTGAACTTCCAATGTAAAGAGACCTTACGCCAAATGGGTCGCGTGCAACGTGAACCAAGTCGCGCTTTGTGTCAATCAGAACTAATGAAAAAACACCGTCCAACTCTTTCAGCGTGGCACACATATCGCCATTAAACATGTTATACAAATGCAATATCACCTCACAATCGGAACCACTCACGCAGCTGAATCCATACATGTGAGTCAATTTATGATGATTGTAAATCTCTCCATTGCAAATGAGTTGACAATCGAACAAATGAAATGGTTGATCGCCAGTCGATGACAGTCCATTTATGGCAAGACGATGAAACCCGAGGCAACGATGACCACTGACAACCAACCGACTGTTGTCCGGACCACGATGAGAGATTTTAGCAAAATTGGTTTGCAATATCTTCAACATGGCCGTAGAGATACGTTTATCAGACACAATTGACTGATAGTAAAAAATGCCACACATGCTTTGAATCGACTGTGATTGAGAGATCTGATAAACAATGAAATAAACTCTTTAAATGAATGTTGAAAAATATTAAATATTATATTTGCACAATACAATACAACCTCAAAAACATAACACAAAATCATGTCTGAACGATTTTATGGTGTCCCAAATGGAGTTGCATTTTGTCAGCAGGAGCGGACCGAAGAGTTAAGCCGACGCATGAGAGAACGCAACATTCCGTCAGCTCCCTTGCAACCACAGCTAGGCGCACGTCCAGTTCTCACCAAATACACCATTATGCCCATTCTGGACCAGCGCAAGGAAGCAACCGTGCCAATCATGAACTACCCCATTTACAATCCAGAACAGGTGTTTAATCCAGGGAGCGCAGTTGCTCCATGGTCGGGCTACGCGACGGCGGTCAATGTGGAATCCACACTGCGTAGTCAATTTTTTGGATTGCAGAGATGCGACCAAGCAGAGTATGTGCCGTCATCCAAAAGCGACCTTTACAATGTGCGCATTGACTCGCGCCAAATTCATCAAACGCATCCACTCTTGTTTAGGACCGAAAGGTTTGCACCCGTGAACCCGGATTGCTTCAATTTGGCAAACCGTGTGTTCAATAATTCAACGCGCACTGAACTTAAGAATGTTGAATAACCTAATAATTTTTTATAATCAAATATATTATATATCATTTATATTTGATACACACAATGTCAAGTAGTCCAAGTTCCGACAGTTCAGGTGAAGACATTGATAATTATGAATCATACATTATTAATCGCACCCAATATTTTATTGAAACACCACGCGACATTTCTTTTCCGCCAGATGGACTGATAGTTTGGGATGCGAATCGTAATCAACTTGGAGAAGTGCGTGATCTGCAAGGCACACAGTATCAGGACGTCTATTCTTGGATACATAGAAACCTTGCAAGAATTTATAGTAATATTAGTAATATACATGAAATTACAGTTTCACCATCAGCCATTCTATCGACGCCGGAAGCACAGCAAGATGCACAGCGACATTATGATGACATGCAAAGTCCAGCACCAAGTCCAGCAGTAAGTCCGTTGCGGGTGGATGTCATGGGAAGTCCAATTAGACAACCCAGTCTGGATGAACCATTAGTTATGTTCAATGAGTCAACTGCATTGACTGCATCATGCATGTATTATTACGATGGAAATTCATTCACGTCAACACTACTTAATGTCGAGTATCCAGTTTCTTCGTTAGCATGTGCAACTCCATCTGGTTTTCTTCGTATAAATCAACTTTCTGCAGAAAGTGATTTTCGATTTGATATGACCACATTATCATTCATGTTAAACCCTGTCAATATCCGTGGTTCCGCTTTTGCATTGACAAAAGATTCACCTGATGTGAATAAGAGAGTTGTGATAACAGTCGCACCGTCTTATCTATCTGTGCCAGTAAGTCACGGTAGTTTTTCAAACCTGATTTGTCTTTATATTCCACCAGGTTCCTCCTCCATCCCTGCCATGACATATCGCACCGACATTGTTTTGAATCCGGTGAGGATTGGTCAAAACTGCCAGCAAATTACTCACCCTAATTTTCCAGGAAATCCAAATTTCAGCTTAACAATTATTGACCCTGATGTAATGACAGTTGAATGTTTACAAACATTGGATAATGTCCACATAACTGGCAGTCTAGGACTTCCACAGTGTCCGGTCGAACGGCTTATTGCGGCCAGAGTTGCAACTCCTGAACCATTGGTCACCCCACTTCGTGGTTTAGTGGATGACTTGAATCAAGGATTGCCTGGTAGGGAGTATGATTTGTTTCGACTACCATTTGTGTATGAAATCAATGTGCAAACAAACACATGCACCAAAACTCCTATCAATGCAAGTGAAATAATGAAACTCAATACCGAAACTGGCATGTCTTATCTTTCACCAGAACAATATGATGAACACATTGCATCCCATGAAGAATTGTTGATTCGAAACATGTTGTTTCAAATGATGTTTGTTTATGAAAAAATAGGTCCCGAGTTTAAAGCTAACTGTCCGCCACATAAAATGTTATTTGATTTTTATCCAAGAAGAAATTCTAGCCAGGTAGTATTTCATTATGATAGAACTCCATTTTTTGAAGTTTCAACATTATCATTATTATTCCTCATGCCGGATGGTGTTACAAGACCTGGTCCACACATCATTCCAATGCCCACTCAAATTGACCAAGCTGTGGAGGGTGGTATGCGTTTCCTTGACCCAGATGCACGAAGTGAAATCACTCGTGTTTGCACATTTCAAGTCCAGAATGGCACGTGTGTCATGTGCAATAACTCATTTACGTCACATTCAACTCCTGGCACAAGACAATTATTTGCACGCGGGGACCAACCGGTTTCTTGGTTGAGATTTAATCCAGAGAACCCGGATGATCCAGCCAATGCCAAAAGGTTTCATTTTCCTGCAATGCACATTCCAGATGAGTATAAAGCCCACATGGAGGCTACCAAAGGAATACCACGGTCATTTATTCGCATGTGGCATGTGGTGTCTCAACCTGAGAGCCGCGATTCAACTGGAATTTTTGGTCATCCGCAGCAAATGTTCGCCCACGAAACATTTGGTCGCATGGTGGATGATGCTTTGCAACTTCAAGGTAGTTGGCTTCGTCAGGCAGGATGCATTTGTATCGAGCTCACTGATTCTTTCTCACCAACCGAAATGTCAGAAAAAGTTCACGGGAACGTCCGTGGAGCGTGGGGAGGTCGCCAAGCATCGACAAAATCAGCAAAGTTGGCAAAACTGGCAAAATCCGCATCATTTTCTCTCAAAACAAAAGAAATGCATTCCAAGAATCAACTTCGCGCATCAACAATGTCGTCCGTGAGAGAAAAAATAAAAAGAAAACTAATGCAGTTTGAAAAAATATACAAAGATGCAAACCAAAATGTTTTGATGATTCGAGGAAAACACAAAGCAGCACACGGAGGCACACGCAGAACCGGCGGTTTATCTAAACGACGCACCCGAAAAGCGCGTTTCAATAAAAAATAAATGAACCGTGTTTAAAATTTATAACCGAAATTCTGTTATGAATTTTTAAATTTTAGGGGTTTTAAAGCGAACCAAGCATGGCATTCACGTAGCCCGATGTGTAGTAGTAGACAATCGCGAAGACGATTGCATGCACAAATGCAACAACGTGCTTGGAACCGGTGGGGGGGATTCGCAACAGCACGTTGGGGCTAAGAACGTAAAACAGGAAAATCAAATAAATGAAGCTGGAAAAGTTGAACATTTGATGTGGGGGGTTATAAAATACACTAATAAAATATTTATTTTCTAAACATCATTGTTTCCTTTTTGTTTTTTGTTTTGGTTCATATTTTTTGACTTTGATTTCTGGTTCTTGCGGTCCATCAAAAAACTCATTCAAGTGTTCCATTATTTTTTTGCTAATGATTCTGTCAATTTCCTGTTCCATTGGATCTTTTTTTGACGCCTGAAACTTGTGCATGAACTGTGATATCAATGCATGGAATTGTGCCACTGCAACCCCAGACACGGTGTTTCGCAGAGCGGGTGTTTGCATGAATCGGTCTGTCAATGTTTTAATGCTTAGTTGATGCACATATGGTTTCACATTGATGTAATACACTTGGTCATGCTCCATTTGCGAGTGCATTTGGTCATCCAAAAAACACACTTCCACATTTGATGGCAGTTTTGTGCATCTCATAAAGTCATCATACGTCTTGTCGTGGGTTGTGCGACCCATTTCTATGATTTTACCGTTGATTTTGAATGCTGCGACAATTTTGTCAAACAGGTGTCCACCAAGTTTGGATTCTATGTATTTGATGATGTGCTCAACCCACTCACGCGGTCCGCTGTTATTCGTGTAAATCATCACTCCAATGCATTCATTTCTCTCTTTTTTCATTTTCAAAAATGTCAAAAGGTCCAATATGTTTGGTCGCAAGAATTCCGGAAATGCATCCATCAAATGATTGAAGTGAATGTATTGCATGCTCGATTCATTGTTCCACACCGTTTTGGTGAGAGCATCGCAAAAAATTCCCAGTTCAATAAAGTATCCTATGGTTTCATCCACATCGAGCACTACTATTTTTTTTGACACATTTGCCATCTTGGTTTCACTAAATGCTGATAAACGCGTTGGCTGAATTACTCAATGAAATCAAGCTATAATATTTAAATATTTAAATTTATATGACCATTTCAGCATATCAAAAATATTTTTTTGTAAATGTTTAGTAGGAATCCTGTTTTAAAATTTGGTGTTTAGAGACATTTTACTTAATTCCGTTGTGAAACGCATAACATGGCTGATTTAAAAATGACAAAATCGGATTATGAGAAAATTCTCTCATATTATAAAATGCCAACTGCCAATTTAAGCAGTGCAGAACTAAAACGAAAAGCAGAGGAAATTTTGGCAACCAAATTGTGTAAATGCATCAAGGCAGTGGAAAAAAAAGTGGGAACTCAGAATGCAATTGCTCTTTGCACTGCCAGTGTGATTGAAAAAAAGGGATTGAAATATTATGACATGTCATGCAAAGGACGTGCGAAGTTTCATCCTCGCAGGGGAACCAGTGGTAGAAGACGGCACGCCTCGCTCGTTTCCAAAACACGGAAAAATATTATATCTGCAAATTGATAAATAATAAATAATAAATAACACAATCCAAAAATGGTGTTTTTTTTCATTGCAGACTTGGCATTGTCCCTTGCAATCAAAGCAACCACATGGTGTTTAGGAAAAACATATGATGGAATTGTGTATCTTGTATCACGCAAATCCAAAACAAATGATGATGATAATGATGAATTTGTTGTAATTTCTCTCGAAGACTATCGTGCTCTTAGAGGAAAACGCAAATTAATCAAACTTGAACCAACTCAGACATCAAATGCAATTCAGCTCTCGGTATCCGAACCATCATCTGAACCATCATCCAAGTAATCCATTGCAGAAAGAATTATGCGTTCTTGATTGCTGAGGCGTTGGAAAATGACAGCTTCGTCCATGATGACATAAAACAAGGCCGGATTGGGATGCGTTTTACACAACAGCTGCACTCCTTTCTGACCGATTTTTATGTCGCAAATGATTCCTCCCCTTGCAAGAGAGAGATTTTCCGGATTTTTCAAATCAATCCAACGGATGTATGAACCATGTAATAATCCATTTAAATCATCAACATATCTATATTCTCTCAACTTGTGAAAGTAATCTTCCAAAATTGCTTGTTTGAATCCAAGTTGTTGCAATTGACGCCACTTTTCCGCATTGATTTTACGTGTATTCAAGTTTGAAATGGATGTGTTGTTTTCATTTTCAAGTGCCTTTTCAAGAGCAACCACGTCAATGGCTGCTTGTGAGCTTGCCTTCATCATGATGTTGATAACAGCTTGCATTGTATTTATATTTTTTATCCAAAACATAAACAATATAAACCCATTTTGATTTTTTATTATAGCGTCATATGTTCAAAAGATTTTCCAAATTTATTAAAAAAACAATGGAATGTGTAAGAGTTCCGGTTCCACCGTCTTTAATTGAAAAAACAAATGAAACAGAATCAGAACATGTTATTATGGTGGTATCTGACACGACAGTTCAGGAGATGACGCCAGCGCAAGTGCCAGTGCAAAGTGCAAAAAGTCATGACTACAAGTATCAACCGGACATCGATGTAATCCTCGCATGGAACCATTCTGCAAAAAACGACATTGCACCATTGATTGCAATGATTCGACAACTGCTTTTTTTTTCAGACTTAAAAAAATGCACGATTCGTTCATATGGATTTACCAAAGATGATATTGTGTCCATAGTGGAAAAAACAAAACGACGGCCAGCTCTAGAGATTGATGTGTCCGACATAGATGTTCATGACCATCCACAAATTTTTAGAATGTATAGAAACATGCACTCCATAATTGGAATGCATCGAACCAGCCATTTCATGGTGCGTGTTGAACATGCATTTGACAACACTCAAATCGAATCGGAACATTTTGTTGTTTCCAGATTAATGAACATTTCAAGCAATTCAGATGTTGTGGCTGGTTGTGGAATTGACTCAGTTCATCACATTGTTTTGCCGATTCATGTTGAACTGAAAAATATTACGAAAACACCGATTCATGCTCGCACAATTTTTCACCACATTTCATACAGCATTCAACCAATTGTGTCTCATTCTCAAACATTAGACACTTGGGTTAAAAATGCAATGAATCTAACGAATGCCCAAGTTATGCAACTATGTGTTCAGCTTGCAGAAGCTGTGCATTACTTGCATCAATCAAATGTTGTGCATGGAGACATCAAACCAGGAAACATCTTGGTGAAAAACAATAGAGAAAGTGATGTCACCACACATGACAAATCACTTCCTTCTTTTTTAATCTACTTGATTGACTTTGGAATGTCTGGAGAAGCCGATGTAAGCGATGGAACTGGGGGAACTGTTCCATTTTGCGCACCAGAAACTGGAAACGGAGCGAACATAGAAAAAAAAGGGGACATTGAATTATACAAATGGACAAAAGTGCAAAAATGCCACGATGTTTGGTCAATGGGACTCATGTTCATGACCATCATTGTTTTTGGAAAATCATATGTGTTTCCAAGAAATTACCCGTCTGATTTTTTCGATGAAAATGGATATGTCAATCCAACTTACTTTGATAAAATTCCAAATGAATCATTGCGAAACTTGTTTGAGAAAGCACTGCTACCAGAAACAGAGCGCATAACTTCTTATGAATTTTTAACTTTAGCTAGAAGCATTCAATTCGACGTTGTCGACCCCTTGAGCAAGTGGAGCAGCAACAGAAGCGGGAGTGGAAGTGGAAGCGACGACTGATGCTGTGATTTTTTTCTCAATGGTGTCGCGCTTCACGTTTTGTTGTTGCAAAAACCACATGCATATCTTATCCAACACACTTATGGTGTTCATGTAAGTTCTGTATTTGAAACAGCACATCGTTGCATTTGGCTGCATTTCTGGAAACTGAATGCTGCACCACCAGTAAGCCGGTATGTAAATGATTTGTCCAGCACGCAGTTCAACATCCATTGTTTTGATTTTATCAAAATCAGCACGATACTCCGATTGAACCTTCCATGGGTTCACTGGTGAACGAAATTCAAAATTGTCATAGTCGGACACGGGATACAAATATTTGCTGGCATGAGGTGCAATGAGTCGCATTTTTACACTGCCGTGAGTGACCAAATAATAATTACGATAATTAAGTTCGTATCTGAGAGGCGTGGTGGTTCCAGGAGACGCACACATGAAATCATACATGCATTTGGACACCATCGGTGGGCGTAAAAATGCATCATTGTATTTGAATGTTTTTACAAGACCGGTTTCTTCCAAAAAGTCGCCATTGTTTTCACTAATGTAGCGGGACTCTTTGTCGCTCCGAAACGACTCCGCCACTGCATGCAATGTGAGTGGAACATACAATTCAGTTGCATCTGCTTCATCTGCCGCGTCTTTGACATTGCGAAGACGAACATCAAATGCACCGTATGATGCACGAATTGCATTTAATGTGCATGATTCCATCAATCTCTCATTTGCATAATCAAACAAAACTGGCTGACGAAGGTCGCACACTTCTTCCAGCTTATCTTTTGACGGTTGGTCAATTTCATACACTTCAAGGTCATTGCTGGTTTTCATATGGAAATAAATGTGCAAATAAAAAAAGAGAATGACACAAAATATCAAGACGGCGAACACTGATTGCATCATGCACTATTGTTGTATCCTGATGTTTTTTTAAATACTTATGTTTATTTATATGCTACAATAATTTCATATAAATATAACGAGACAGTTTGGTTGATTACTTTTTGGGTTTGGCTTTGGTTTCTATCACATCCAGCTGTATGTTATTTTCTGCATTTGCATTTGCGTCGTCATCTGCAAGTGCACCTGCATCTTCATCTGCATCTGCATCTTCGTCTGCATCTGCAACTGCATCTTCGTCTTCATCTTGACACTCTTCATTTGGTTGTTCGGACAAAGGAACTGGTGCCGGTAAGGGAACAGATGCAAACACGGGCACAGACACTGGCTGAGTTAAACTTTGACTAATCAGTTTCAACAACATGATGTTCATTTCATTGATTGTTTTTTGTTGTGCATGAAGCAGTTCGCGCAACTCTTTGTTTTCTGTTTGCACTGTGTCAATTTGTTCAATGATTTCAGCCAAATTGGAATTTGTCATAATGTTGTCCACGATTCCCGACACAAATTCATCATCAGTCAAGAGAGAATGCTTTGTTTGTTCTAAAATAAGTTGAGACCCGGAACCGGAACCGGAACCGGAAGCGGAACCAGAATACCCAGAATCAGCAATTCCACTTGGTATGGTACCTGTTTCAATGCAGTTCAAACGATTCTTAAGTTCATCTATGGTCTGACTTTGTTGGAATAGTATTGTGTCCATTTGTTTTATAAGATAAATCGGAGGCATTGGCCATGTTAATTCTGGAACCTTGGAAGATGACTTTTGATTTAAAGTTTTCGAACTTGTTGATTGGTTTGATAGTGGTTTCTGTGCGGATTGTTGTTGCTGTTGCTGTTGCTGTTGCTGTTGTAGCATTCGTTGTTGTTGTTGTTGTTGTTGTTGAATCATGAATTGCTGTCTTTGAGCTGGTGTCATGTTTGCTAAAGAAGGTGCCGGTGCAGAACCGGGACGTTGCATCATGGGTTGCGGCATAGTTGGTGGTTGAACCTGATTGGCACGGCGTTTTTTTGCAGCGGAAATTGAAGCTGAACTACTCATTCTGTAATTGTTTGTTTAAATGGTCATGACACTATAATTTTATATTATTTGCGCATTAAATAGTATTTGATGATTCATGATTCTTCATGATTCATTTCAATAAAAATTGAAATCAATTAAAAACAAAATGCGGTTCCATGTATGTATCAGAGTCTGATTTAAGAAATGGCAGAACCAAATTCATTCCGTTTATTCGATTTTCAAGTGTGTGATGAGGTGCCTGGCACCAACAGTCGCAGCAGCAGCAGCAACAGTAGTGGCTCCAATGGTGGTGCAGCAAAGCACAACAAAGACAAAAAAAAATTCACGATTCAAATGTTCGGCATCAACGAACAAGGCCAAACATGTTGCATTCGTGTCATCAACCATGAACCCTTCTTCTATGTTAAAGTTCCCGAGTCATGGGGATTTGATGCAAAGGCGCGCTTCATCACCGACTTGAAAACGGCAGTCGGAAAATACAGCGAGGACTCCATTTTGGCTGATGAATGCAAACTCATTCGCCGCAAAAAGCTTTACGGATTCGATGGCGGCAAGGACCACAAGTTCATCATGCTGAAATTCAAAAACATGGCAACCATGAACAAGGTGAAAAACCTGTGGTATGAACGCAAAGGCACGGACATGCGCCTGAATCCACGCGGCTACAAAGAAACCCAAATCTACGAGGCCAACATCCCGCCCCTGCTGCGATACTTCCACATCAAAGACATCAGCCCATCCGGATGGGTCAAGGTGAAAGGAGAACCGATTGAGTCCAACAAGATGACTACATGCCGGTTTGAGTATTGTGTCGGCCACAAAGACGTCGTTCCACAGCCCGAAAAGGAAACCCTTGTCCCATACAAAATCATGAGTTTTGACATTGAAGCCAGCAGCAGCCATGGCGATTTCCCTGTCCCAATCAAAACTTATAAAAAGCTCGCCGCCAACATCGTGGATGCGTGCCTGAAAGACCCCGCCACGGCAGCAACCAAATCAGAAGTGCACCGCATGATTCGCACTGCATTCAACACTGAGTCGAAGCCAGCAATGACTTTGTATGAAGACATTGACCGCATTTACACCAAGACGACCCCCACTTCGGAACGACTGGATGCCATGTTCGAACGCATGTGGTCCACTCCTGTTAAAACTTTGGTGGAAGAAGCTGACCCCGAGGTGATGAATGCCAACACCATTGAGAGCATGTTTGAAAAAATACGCGGAGAAATGGATGCAGAAGCCAATGGAGGCGATGATGCAGAAGATGATGAAGCCGGGGATGCAGAAGATGGACGCAGTGTTTACACCACTGCCACTGCACAACCCGCTTGGGCGGCAAAAAAACCAGCCACGACCAAAACCGACGCATCTGCATCAAGCGCCTGTTCCATTCCAGAAATGTTGCGTTCCACTGGGTTAGACCGCGAAACAAAAATCAATCACATGAACGATGCTCTTATGGCCGTGTTTCCACCAGTTGAAGGCGACAAGGTGACATTCATCGGCTCCACATTCCTGCGATACGGCGAAGACCGCCCTTATTTGAATCACTGCCTCGCACTCGGAACATGCGACACCGTTCCCGGCGCGGAAATTGTTAGCTGCAAAACCGAGCGCGCCCTTCTTCAAGCCTGGACGCAGCTTGTGCAACGCGAAGACCCCGACATCATTATCGGCTACAATATCTTCGGATTTGATTACCAGTTTATGTTCCATCGTGCACTGGAAAATCACGTAGAGGACGAATTCCTGAAGCTGTCGCGCAATGCCGACGAATTTTGCGGAAAACGCGATTTCAAAACCGGTAAGGTCAGCATCGAAGAAACCAGCATCGCGCTGGCAAGTGGGCAATACGACTTGCACTACATTGGCATGCCAGGGCGTCTTCAAGTCGACATGTACAACTATTTCCGCCGCGACTACAATCTCACATCTTACAAGCTGGATTATGTGGGTTCTTACTTCATCGGCGATGACGTGAAATCCATTGAGCACCGTGTGGAAGCTGATTCCGATTCAGTAATACCCGATGGAAAGGTGACTCGGATTGTCAGCAAGAATCTCACCGGTTTGGAAGTCGGCAACTACATTGAACTGGAGGAAACCGGCCATTCCACTGACCCATACAAGGATGGTCAAAAGTTCCAGGTTGTCGCCGTTGACCGCACCGCCGGCTATTTTGAAATCATCGGGCACGAGACCCCCGACATGAAGAAGCATGTGCGATGGGGCGTGTCAAAGGACGACGTCACGCCGCAGGACATTTTCCGCATGACGAACGAAGGCCCCGGCCCTCGCGCCGTCATTGCCAAATACTGCATTCAGGATTGCAACTTAGTGCATCATCTCATGAAGAAGGTGGACGTCATCACCGGTTATAACGAGATGGCGAAGATTTGCAGCGTGCCCATCAGTTTCCTGGTCATTCGCGGCCAAGGCATCAAGCTGACGAGCTACATGGCCAAAAAATGCCGCGAGAAAAACACACTCATGCCCGTCATTGACAAGGGCCCATCGGGCGAGGGCTATGAAGGCGCAATCGTGCTGCCTCCCAAACGCGGCCTCTACTTGGACAACCCAGTTGCATGCAATGATTACTCATCGCTGTATCCGTCTTCCATGATTAGCGAGAACTTGTCTCATGACAGCAAAGTGTGGACGAAGGAGTATGACTTGGACGACAACCTGATTTGCGAGACGGGTGAAAAAGACCCGAAAACAGGAGAACACATTTATGACAATTTGCCAGGATACGGATACGTGGATGTGGAGTATGACACGTATCGCTGGAAGCCCAACCCGCGTGGCAAAATGGAGAAGCACCTTAGCGGAAAAAAGGTGTGCCGGTTTGCGCAGTTCAAGGACGGAACAAAGGCCATTCTGCCGTCCATTCTGGAAGAATTGCTTGCGGCCCGAAAATCCACACGCAAACTCGCGGAGCAGCAGTCCGACCCTTTCATGGCGAATGTGTTGGACAAGCGACAGCTGGCTTACAAAGTCACCGCAAACTCTCTTTATGGACAGTGCGGCGCCAAAACCAGCTCGTTCTATGAAGTGGATGTGGCGGCTTCCACCACGGCCACTGGACGCAAACTGTTGACATATGCCAAGCGAATGGTGGAAGAGGTATATGGCAATGCAGAATGCCAAACGAGCAAACATGGTGTCGTTTACACACGGGCAGAGTATGTATACGGTGACAGCGTGGCGGCACACACTCCAGTCTATGTTCGATTTGACGGCGCAATTAATGTTTGTCCGATTGAAGCACTTGCAGAAAAATATGGCGCGAATCCGAATGAATGGTCCGACTGCAAAGAAGATGGAAAACAAACCAAGCAGGTTTGCGAAATGATGTGCGGCGTGGAAACGTGGTCGGAAAAGGGATGGACTCGTCTGCATCGCGTAATTCGACATGTACTTGCCCCTCACAAGAAAATGATGCGAATTGTGTCTCACACTGGAATCGTTGACGTCACGGACGACCATTCTTTGATTCTCTCAACTGGCGAAGAGATTTCACCGAAAAATGTGGAGATTGGAACAAAATTGTTGCACTGTGCGTTGCCACAGCCCACCATGCACAGTGTGTCTGATGAAGTGCCGGCCATCACCATTGAACAAGCCAGAGTCATGGGAGCATCATTTGCCATGGACACTAATGAAAAAAAAATCATCCCACCCAGCATCCTGAATAACAGTAGAGAAGTGCGTGAAAGCTTTTGGAACGGCATGTTCATGGATGAAGACAAAAATGGATTTATGAGAGGATTGGGTTCACCCATTGAAAAGGAGGGGGCAAGGGGGAACACTTGGTTCCCCCGAATTGACCAAAAAAATCAAATCAGCTCTGCATGCATATGTTTGTTGGCTCAAAGTCTTGGGTGGAAAACATCATTGAATACGCGTTCAGACAAGATGGACATTTACAGAGCGACCATGACAACCGGCGTTCAAAGAAAATGTCCCGACTCCATCAAGAAAATAATACCATTGCCGGTTGTAGAGAATCAATGTGTTTATGATTTGACCACGGACAACCATCACTTTGCGGCTGGAATTGGAAACATGATTGTGCATAACACGGATTCTGTATTCTACACGTTCAACCTGGCTGACAAAGACGGAACCCCGATTCGAGGAAAGCAGGCGTTGGAAATCACGATTGAATTAGCGCGCCAGGTGGGCGACATGGCGTCGGCCTTCCTCAAAGCACCGCATGGTTGGGTGTATGAAAAAACGCTCATGCCGTTTGGCTTACTGCAGAAAAAGCGCTACTTTGGAATCTTGTATGAGACGGACCCCAACAAGGGCAAGCCGAAAAGCATGGGAATCGTGCTGCGTCGGCGCGACAATGCACCGATTGTCAAGGATGTGTATGGTGGATTAATAGACATTCTGACGAAAAAGCAGGACCTGGAGGCGGCAGTGCACTTTGTGCGCGATTCATTGCAAACCCTTGTAGATGAACGCGTGCCCATGGACAAGTTGATTATTACAAAGTCGCTCCGTTCCAATTATAAGAACCCGCAGCAAATTGCGCACAAGGTGCTGGCCGACCGCATGGGTAAACGCGACCCCGGCAACAAGCCGAGTTCAGGAGACCGCATCCCCTTCGTTTATATCCACAACGCGGACAAGAAGGCGCTGCAAGGGCAACGGATCGAGACACCGGACTATATTCGAGCCAAACGACTGAAACCGAATTACTCGTTTTACATCACGAACCAAATCATGAAGCCGGTTGCGCAGCTGTTCGGGCTCGTGTTGGAACAGATGGCGGCGTTTCGGCGGAAGAAGGCGCGCTTCTTGGAAGAGCTGGAATCGGTGAGAAGCAACTGGACGGACACCGATGACAAGCTGCAGAAGAAGTTGGACGACCTGCGATTCAAAGAGGTGAAAGAGCTCATATTTGATGACTACTTGCGCCAGGCGGACAACCTGGCGAAATCAAATAAGAGCATAACGGAGTTCTTCAAAACTAGTAAGTAATACATTATTATAAATCACACAATTCAATGGAATCACAATAATTAATTTTTATTTTGTTTTTTATTATATTTTTTTTTTGAATATTTGTGTTTGATTCTTTTTACGATTTTGGCTCTTCGTTTCGGAGTTTTAGTTCCACCGAAATTGAATTTAGACCCTGAAACATTTCTCGGACTATGTGTTGGGTTTCCGGGAACATCACTGCCTCTGCATCCAATGAAAACAATATACAATTTTCCTGAACAATGTGCCCGAATTCTTTCGAGAAGAATGTCGGATTTAATTGGTTCCAATTTTCCAGCACGTTTCATAATAAGTTTTTCTAATAATGTGTAAACAAACCCATCAAATATATCAACGTCCGCACCATGAACACTTGGTTTTTGAAAATGCTTTGACAACTCGTGCCATTTTTCGTCAAACACGAGAGGTGAAACATCAGGTGCCATGTTATAGGTTTTTGATTTCAGTTCTCTTGTAAATGTGTCCCATATTGCATCATTTATTTGTTGTCTATGGTTCGCAAAGTATGTCTGGTCAACGAATTGAGGATTCTGACTTATAGCACTCGTTATGGCAGTAGACAATTCTTCCAATTCGGAAACATCATACTTCTTCAATTCGAATAACGGAAAATTCATCGATTTCAAATAGTTTGTTCGTTTTTCTCTCAATGCTGCAATATTTTCTTGCGTAATTCCACGCTTACTCATTTCAGCAAAAACTTCTACATCAGTTGGATTTTTTTTATAATTTGAGAAAAACCATCTCTCAAAGTGAATTATAGCTCCTTCATTTGGAAGGGCAACATTAACGAATGGTTGCATTCCCAAAATTTTTGCAGTTATGTCTGATGCATTTGTTGCATGATTTATCATGAATATTCCTTGCATTGGCAACGGCGGACCTTCTAAGAAACAATCATGGACTGTGAGCACTTGTTGGTTTTTTGTTATTGTGAAGATGGACGGTGATGTTACACATTTTGTTGAATCATCCGGATGTGCAGGATCTGGACACACAGCAGTAAATCCAGATTTACTACGGTGTTCAACTAATACGTTGTTCAGTTCATCTTCAGTTGGTTTATCACGTCTAGCTGCCATTTTATCAGTGGGGTTCATCTTAATAAATCTAGTCATGAACAAATTTTTAAATTCAACAAATAACGGGTCTAGTTGGTTTGCGCGCAACAGTTGATTCACTAAGCACGCAGTGACAAATGTCATGTCTTGTGGAATTGGTTTTTGTTCATATGGTTGTGATATCTTGGAATGACCCATCACCAAAATCAATGAGTCATAAAGTTGAGGTCGTTGCATGTTATATTATTACAATTTATTATTATTATTTATTCAATCAACATCATCGATATTTCGCGGACCAGGACCTGGTCCTGTTGCCCCGGACGAACCATTCCTTGATGGTCTGTTCAACAAGTCAAACGAAAACACAATCGAGTCATCGTTCATCGCGTTTAACTCAAAACCGGGAATGTTTTGTCTGTTTTGTATCAACTGATTGTAAAACTCATTCATGTTGATTTCCGATTCAAGTGGAATCGTAAAACCACGACGTTGTGTTCTTGGTGCTGGTGCAGGTGCTGGTGCTGGTGCAGGTGCTGGAGCTGGAGCTGAAGCTGGAGCTGGAGCTGGAGCTGGAGCTGGAGCTGAAGCTGGAGCTGGAGCTGGAGCTGGAGCAGGTGCTCTGCGACGACCACGCAAATTATGTCTACATGTAGGGCATGTGTTGTTTATGCTTAGCCAACTGCGCAAACTGTCTGGAGTGAATATGTGGCCACAATCACGAATGCGTAAAACACGCTGAGTGGGTTCAAACGTGTCTTGTGTAATTGAACATACGGTATTTAATGGATTATCAATGTTTTGAAATTGTGCAAATTCTTCAATTCTCTCATCTAGTTCCGCCTGTGTAAGTCGTGGTTCTTCCGGTGGATGCATCATCCCCAGCAATGCACTCATAATTTCATTTTCTAGTGTGGTTGTCCTTGCCGTTCTGGATGGAACACTTCTCCATGCATTTGTCTGCTGAGGTTGCTGAGGTTGCTGAGGTTGAGGCTGATTCCAATAATATGAATGTTGTCGCTGTGGTTGTTGTTGCTGTTGTTGTGGCTGTGGTTGTTGTGGCTGTGGTTGTTGTGGCTGTGGTTGTTGTGGCTGTGGTTGTTGTGGCTGTGGTTGTTGTGGCTGTGGTTGTTGTGGTTGTTGCTGTTGTTGTTGTCGTTGATGAGGAATGAAAAGCCATGGATAAGGGCTTGAGTTGATTGAATTTTGCGTGCCATGCAGTGCTCGTTCCAAAACATGATACATGTGATTCGAGTGATATGTGAAATGTGTAAAACTTTGTATCAGACTTTCATACATTGCAAATAATCTGGAATTGTAATATGGAATGCTATTCACATCATCTTGTGCTGGGAACTGTTGACCCTGGTTTCGGTTTCCATTTCCATTTCCATTTCTGTTTCGAAATCTAGGCATCAAAAAATGTTTATGCTTAAAATACATACACACTTGTTATTTTTTTAAGCATAAACATATGCATATATTCAATTGAATGTCAAAAAAGTATACACCTATAATGATTGTGTTTGTTTTAAAATCAATAATTTCATACATTTCGGTTCTTCACAGCGTTTTTCATGTTCACGCCATTTTAATCTGTAATGATATGCATTCGGGTCATACTTGTGATTCAAAAACATTTCCTTAGAATAGAAGTCTGTTCTTCTTCCAGGATAAATGGGAATACCAAGTTTGTTCATCGTATAACCAATGTCTACGTCATCCATAACACCAACCCTTTCTGCAATATTTCTATTGTCTATCAATAATTTTGCAACATCACTTGACATTATAAATCCAGAACCAGATGCAAATTTAATACCGCTGTGATTTCCGATAAGTCCAGAATATAGTTTTTCCTTCGGTAGTTTATTCAAAAAATTCATCAAAGCTTCAAAGTTCCAAAATGATGACAGATTTGTTCTCACAATAAAATCATAATCATTTTCTCTTAAGAAAAAGTCAAAACTATCTATGGTTTTAGTAGTAATTGCTTTTAAGCTTTCCTTTCCAGTTAACCATAATGTATCATTTTCAAGTTTCTGTTCAACATCTCCGTACTGAATGAAATATGCATGAATTGATGGATTCGAATTCATATAAGATGACCAAATTTTTCTATGCTCTTTATACACAGGTTCTGTGTCACTTGAAATTATCAACATCAAAACTTTCATTTAAATAAAATTAAGGTTTATTTAAATAAATTGAGAAAAAAAACACATCATCTGGAAAGAGCCAAAAGCATAAAAAATGTGAAGACTCAAATGTCTTCCTTCCACTGAGCTATGTGAGATTTACTCCACGTATTCTAACACGCGAAGGCTCTGATGCACTGAATGCATCTATGCGACGTTGTTGTTGTTTTACCACCTGCAGGTATCGATCCCGCACCGTTCTTTTAATGATAAAGAGAGATAACCATCAGATATTCGGACTATGCATGAAGCACAGTCAATTGGTGCACCCGACGATGTTTTACGTCCGCCGTGGAGGTGGTTTGACAAGGATTGCTCCGTTTAACGTCCAGCTTGACGAAAACTCATTCTCCCGTCCGGGAATTGAACCCGGGTCTCCAGGGTGAAAACCTGATATCCTAACCGTTAGACTAACGAGAGGTTTCTGCACACTCGTGTTTATTTTCATCGGTCCCTCGAGCTATGACCACCAGTTTCTTTAAAGCTGGCAAATTGAAATTATACCGGTGGCAGGTTTCGATCCTGCGACCTCCGGCTCTTAAGGCGATAACCATCAGTCTTTCGGACGTTATGCACGTAGAATTGGATTGACCGACGATGTTTACGGCGCGCTTCCGCTGCGCTACACCGGTATTGCTTTGTGTGAGAAATTTTTAGTGGAACCCCTAAGATTTTGGTGGGATGGGGCACTACTGTTTTTCCCTTGTGTTTCGCAGTGGCACTCATGGGATTCGAACCTTAGACATGGAAGTTGTTGGACACGTCGTCTGCCAACTAAGCCATGCGCACGTTCGTTGCGAACTGCTTGGAACATCATGCAGCGTAATGGGTATATTAAGATGTCGGTTTCTGGATGACCCCATCTATCCCAAAAATGTAAATGCAAATATAAATATCACATTATAATATGAACAAATGAAAAAAACGGTTCGACACAATAAACATGGTCGTGAAATTCTGGTGTTATACACTGGAGGAACCATTGGAATGGTTGAATCTCCAAATGGAAATAAACCAAAACCAGGTTATTTAGAATCGATTTTGAAACATGAATTGAAATTAAAACCCAATCATTCGATTGGACGTTTTCGATTAATTGAATACCATCCATTGATTGATTCGTCGAACGTCTCGTGCAATGACTGGAATAAAATCACGCGCGACATCATTGCAAATGCAGACCGATATAAAAGTTTCATCATCATTCACGGAACAGACACCATGGCATACACTGCATCTGCTCTTTCATATTCACTTCAACATTTGAATAAATTGGTTGTCATGACTGGTTCTCAAATTCCATTGCAACAATTAAAAACTGACGGAATTGACAATTTGCTAGCATCTCTCATATTTGCAACACACTTTTACAATAAACTTCACGAGGTAGTGGTCGTGTTTGCGGACCAAATCATGCGAGGAAACCGATGCAAGAAAATCAGTTCCAATAAGTTGAATGCGTTCGCGTGTCCGAACTTTCCAAACTTGGGTGCATTCGGATATGCACGATTGCCAGTTTTAAATGCATCCGCATCCGCCATTGCACATTCATACACTGGCATTAAACCTCATTTATATGACCCGTCGGTTGAAGTGTTGGTGATAACTATAACACCCGGCTGCAACTTCAAAACAATGGAACAAATGGCTGCCAACCCAAATGTCCGCGGAATCATACTGCAAACATACGGAATTGGCGACGGTCCAATTCTCAATCCTTCATTCATGCGACTTTTGACTGCATTGAATGAACGCAACATGGTAATAGTAAACATCAGCCAATGCGTTGAAGGTTTCATTGACATGAATGACTATGAAACAGGAAAACTGATGCAAAAACACAATGTCATAAGCGGTCATGACATGACATTGGAAGCAGCTTATTGCAAATTGTGGTATTTGGCATCAGACAAAGAAATGACAAGTGCTCAAATTCGGAAAACACTCACGCAATCATTGTGTGGAGAGATTTCAAATGCACCCACCATCGTTGATGTAAATCCAGCATGAAACATTACATTGGTCTAATCAAACCAGAAGTTGGTTTCAAAGGTGTCCATGAAACTGGAACTTCCTGGCGTGGTTGAACCGGCATGGGAAGAGGAACCGTTGTCTTCGGGCTCGGGCAAGCACGGTTGAAGTTGGTCGTGTTTCCATTGAATGCGTTGATGTTAAAAGACAATTTGGCACAAGGCGACGACGCGTCGACGGCAGAAAAATCGGGGTTCAAAGACATTTTATAATACAATCCAATATTTTATTTATATTATAATTCAATTAGTAATTAAATTGTAATAATTGCATTGAAAAATCAATCAAATTATTGCATTTTTGGTTTCATTTGTGCTTGTCGATTTGGATGTTTTTGATGAACCCTTTTATGATTTTTTTGTGTGCATGGTCATCATTTTCAATATTTTTGTATAGCTCTTTGCATAGGGCTAAATACTCGGTTTGCAGCTTTTCCTTCGTTTCCCACCCAGGGTGCGCGTCAATCCAGTCCTGTATGCGCTTGATTTGATAGCATGATGTAAGGTAAATGAATTTCTTGATGTTTGCAAAGTCTTCGTCTTTTTCCCATTCGTCATTTTTGATATACATGACTTCGCGTTTCACATCGGTGCAGTGAATCGGACGCTTGTGCACATCCATGCCTTTCAAGTTGTTGACGATGATAGAGCTCACGCCCTCAATGAGGCCATTGTTCTTTGTGAATTCCAAATCTTCCACCGTGATGTTGAGAGATTTCACGAAATCACTCAATTTAATTGCATCCTTGCATTCCGTATTCAAAAACACCTGCAAATTAAACTGTTGATTTGTGTTGTTCGTCGTGTTATTTATCACCGTATTTCTCTCTTTGCTCAACTCGATGAGTTGGCTTTGCAACGTTTTATTCTGCTCCATCAGCTGTTCCACTATTTTCATCATGTTGAATTCGGTTGATGCAGTTGATGCAGTTGATGAAGTGGATGCGGTGGCTGCAACAGATGCAGTAACAGATTCGGTGGTTGATGGTTTGTTTAATTTTTTGATGCTTTTAATGGGTGCAGATTCCATGTCAATATGAATTTCGGGAATAACTGCAACACTAGTTGCATTTGTTTTTTGCACCTTTTCTGCACATTTCTGTTCATGATACCACAAACTGTTTCGGGCGTCATATCCTTTTCCACAATGATGACATTCGAATGCTTTTTTTAAAGGAGGCTCATCAACTGGTTTGTGTGGGCATTTTTTTTCATGATACCACTTGCCATTGCGTGTGCCATAATTTTTAGAGCAATACTCACATTTGTATTTTTTAGATTCTTCTGAGTTGCATGCATCATGAGTGCATGTCAGTGCAAGACCCAACCCATTTGTTAATATTTCTGCATTGTTATTCATTGTCGTCATAATAACTCCCGTTGTTTTATTAATAATAATACATTATGTTTAAATTATTTTTTGTTCTAAATGCTAAAGAAATTTATTCTAAATGCCAAAAGATTTATTCTAAATGCCAAAAGATTTATTCTAAATGCCAAAACAGTTGTTCTAAATGCTAAATGTTTTTTTTGAACATTTAGAACCTACAATTTCGTGCCTGGTGCCTTTTTTTAAGTTTTTTTTGGGCCCAAAAAATCGCATTTTTGGTGCCTTTTTTTAAGCACTGCATAATGCTCTCATTTTTTTAAACAAATCTTGAAAACTAATTTTGTTATTTTTTTATTTTTCTTTGCACAAAAGTCAAAAAATTTTCAGGAATTGGACAAAAAAAATGTCCGAAAATCGTTACGCCGTTACCTTTTTGCGCAAAAACGCGCGTTGCTAGGTAATTTGCGGAACTTTTTTAGAACAAAAATCCCCAAACCATAATGGTGCGAAAAAATGTGAAAAAGCTACTTTTGCCAAAAACACCTAGAGAGAAATTATTAAAATCCATCAATATGTGGAATAATGTCGAATATCTCTCTGTTGCTTCATCCAATCTTGCAAAAAATGAGACAACATGTGAATGCTAGCGGACAACTTGACAACTTTCTGCCCCGTTTTTGCGGTGTTGGCAAGCCATGGACGAGAGATATTCCCGAAATTTCATGAAAAACAAATATAATAATTGCAAATGTGCATAAACACATGTCATTGTATTAAAGCATTGCACGTGAGATGACGGTTTCAATCCATGAAGCTTATAAAGACAAGGGACTGAGTGGTCTAGCCAATTTGGGAAACACTTGCTACGTGAATTCATGTCTGCAACTTCTTTCACACACATATGAATTTAATGATTTTCTCTCGAAGAACAATGGGGAATACAAGAACCGACTGAACCACAAAGTGGATTCCGTATTGTTGCATGAATGGGACAAGCTGCGCACAATGATGTGGGGGGACAATTGTATTATTTCCCCTGGGGGTTTTGTATCAGCAATGCAAAAGATTGCGCGCATGAAAAACATGGACCTGTTTTCCGGTCATCAGCAAAATGACGTGGCCGAATTCCTCATGTTTTTGATGGACTGCTTTCACACCGCGTTGTCTCGCGAAGTGGAAATGAATGTGCGCGGGGTTGCACGAAATGCAACGGACCGCACAGCCAAAGAGTGCTATGAGATGATGACTGACATGTTTAAAAAACAGTATTCAGAAGTGCTTGGCATTTTTTATGGTGTGCAACTGTCTATCATTGAACCACTTGCTGCCGAGTCGAAAAACGGGGACACACTGAGTAGAAAGTCGGAACCGTTTTGCATTCTTAACCTGTCGTTTCCAAACAATGGCGGCGGCGCAAATGCATTTAGGGCAGTGTCTCTGTTTGATTGCATGGAACACCACTGCACGCCAGAAGTGTTGAGCGGAGAGAACGCGTGGTTTAATGAAAAGACCGGGAAAAAACAAGACGTTCAAAAACGTCTCTCGTTTTGGAGCCTGCCGAATGTGCTCATCATCGTGTTGAAACGGTTTGAAATGACCGCAAGAGGATACACCCGCAAAATTCAGACGCCGGTTGAAGTGCCGTGTAGACGGGCGGACTTTTCCAAGTATGTGGTTGGATATAATAAAGAAAGCTACGTGTATGAATTGTTTGGAGTGTGCAACCATCATGGCGGTTCTCCAATGGGCGGTCATTACACTGCAACCATAAAGAATGCGAACGGGAAATGGTATGGATGCAATGACACCATTGTCAAAGAAGTTCCGCTCACAGGAGACTCGATTGTGAGCAATCTTCCATATTGCTTGTTTTATCGCAAAGTGA